CGCCATCACCGCAGATGAAATCATGGATCTGTATCACGCCCTCAAGGCGCCTTACCGCAATAAGGCTGTGTGGGTCATGAGTGATGCCACCGTGAAGGCCATCCGTAAGTTGAAGGACAATACAGGCAACTTTATCTGGCAGCCCGGTCTCACTGAGGATAAGCCCAACACCATCCTCGGCAGACCCGTTTACACTTCCGTGTATATGCCCGAACCCGCTGCCGGTGCCAAGACCATTGCCTTCGGTAACTTCGACTACTACTGGATTGCCGACCGCCAGGGTCGTTCCTTCAAGCGCCTCAACGAACTCTATGCAAAGAACGGTCAGATCGGCTTTGTTGCTTCTCAGCGCGTTGACGGTAAGCTGGTTCTCCCTGAAGCCATCCAGGTTCTTCAGCAGAAGTCCGCAACCTAATTAACCCATATCGGCGGTGCTGCCCTTAACCGGGTGGCATCGCCATTCTTTTGAGCGAGGTGAAAAGAAATGCTTGTAACACTGGAAGAAATGAAAACCTACCTGCGTGTGGACTTCGATGATGATGACAGCATTCTTGCCGCCTTTATCGAAAGCGCCCAAAAACTCTGCATGGACGTAGCCCGTATCGAGGATGCGGATATTTTTGCCACCGAAGCCAACAGCCGTATTGCGGTGATGTATGCAGCGGCATATCTGTATGAGCATCGTGAAAAGGCCAACCACCACGAACTCACTTTGACCCTCCGCGCACTCCTCTTCGGTTCTCGCAAGGAGGTGTTCTGATGGATATCGCAGCTATGAACATCCGCATCACAATTCAGAAAAATGCTGTGGTCACCGACAAAATCGGCAACCGCACAAATTCCTGGGCGGACTATTATTCCTGCTTTGCCACCCTTAGTGACTCGATGGGTAAAAGCAATGCCGAGGACGCTGTGGCGGGTCTGATCGTGGACACTTCCGACATCAGCTTTACCGTCCGCTTTTGTAAAAAAGCTATGGCGGTCACCACCACAGGCTACCGTATCCTTTGGAACGGTGAGGCGTACAACATTATCAAAATCGACCATTTGAATATGAAGAAACACGCTCTGAAATTCAAATGCGAGAAAGTGAGGTCTTGATATGGGAAGTACAGTTCGTATTGACCAGATGGCTGATGCCATTATGCAGGGTCTCAATGAGTATGCCGAACTTGCCACCGAGGATATGAAAAAGGCTGTGAAGGCAGCCAGTAAGACGGTGCGAAAGGAAATCCAGGCGGGCGCACCACAGAAGTCCGGTGCTTACAGTAAAAGTTGGGCGGTCAAAACCGTGCGTGAAACCGCCAACAGTCTGGAACAGACCGTTCACTCCAAGAACCGCTATCAGCTTGCGCACCTTTTGGAACACGGTCATGCCAAGCGTGGCGGCGGCAGAGTTTCCGGCAAGGCGCACATTGCTCCTGCAGAGCAGATGGGCATCGAACAACTGGAAGACGCAATCGAAAAGGCTCTGGGAGGTTAATCACATGGACGAACTTTTGCTTATGCTGGGTGAAATGCAGATTCCCTTTGCCTATGACCATTTTGCTGAAGGCGAATCACCGGACCCACCCTTTATTTGCTATCTGCTGCCCGGCAGCAATAACTTCTCCGCAGATGGCAGGGTCTACTACAAAATCTCTGAAGTTCACATTGAGCTGTACACCGATTTGAAGGACTTGTCGGTGGAAAACGCTGTAGAGGCCGTGCTTGACAGCCACGGCATTTTCTATCAAAAATCCGAGGTTTGGATTGAAAGCGAAAGGCTCTACGAAGTCCTATACACTTTTGAAATGGAGGTCTGACAAATGGCAGATAAGAACAACAAGGTCAAATACAACCTTAAGAACGCGCACTATGCGCTCCTGACGATTGCCGAGGGCGGCACTGTTTCTTACGGCACTCCTGTCCCTATGCCCGGTTCTGTTTCCATCTCTCTGGATGCGAACGGAGAACCCGAAAACTTCTATGCGGACGGCGTTGCCTACTACGTCATCAACAACAATATGGGCTATGACGGTGATTTGGAACTGGCTATCATTCCTGAGTCCTTCCGCACCGATGTCCTCAAGGAAGAGTTGGATACCAAGGGTGTCCTCATCGAAAATGCCGATGTGGAACTGGCTTCCTTCGCACTCCTGTTTGAGTTCGATGGTGACCAGAAGCATATCCGTCACGTGCTGTACAACTGCGCCGCATCCCGTCCCGGCATTGAGGGTAAGACCAACGAGGACTCCCGCGAGGTGCAGACGGAAACCCTCACCATCAAGGCTACTCCTCTTGCCAACGGCATGGTGAAGGCAAAGACCGGCAATACCACGGACGCTACCGTTTATGCGGATTGGTACAAGGCTGTATACATCCCTGCGGTAGCCGATGATGACAATGGGGAGGGTTAATCTATGATGAAGCAGACTATCGAGATTGACGGCAAGCAGGTGCCTTTCAGGGCATCCGCCGCCATTCCTCGTATCTACCGCATGAAATTCCATCGTGACATTTACAAGGATCTGAAAGCCCTGGAATCCTCTATCGGAGATAACTCCGCAGAGGCGTCCGGGCTTGATATGTTTTCTCTGGAAATGTTCGAGAACATCGCATACATCATGGCGAAGCACGCTGACCCCACTATCCCCGACACACCCGAAGAGTGGCTTGACGGTTTCAATACCTTCTCCATCTACCAGGTGCTGCCTCAGCTGATTGAACTGTGGGGTCTGAACACGCAGACGGAAGTCGAGTCTAAAAAAAACTTCGCCCAACTGACCGCGAGATGACAACGCCGTTGTTTCTGCTTCGCTGCGTACAGCTTGGCCTGTCCATCCGTGACCTGGATCTGCTCACCATTGGTATGGTCAACGATATGTACGCAGAAAGCAGAAACGATGATGCGAAATACGCTACTCTTGCTACGCAGGAGGACTTTGATAAATTCTAAAGGAGGTGTCGCATGGCTAATCGTATCAAGGGTATCACTGTCGAAATTGGCGGCGATACCACCAAACTTACCGATGCCCTTAAAAACGTCAACGGTCAAATCAAAAATACACAGTCCCAACTGAAGGACGTGGAAAAACTTCTGAAACTGGACCCCGGCAATACGGAACTTCTGGCACAGAAGCACCGCCTGCTTGGGGATGCGGTTAAGGAAACCAAAGAGAAACTGGAGACGCTGAAAACCGCTGCCGAACAAGCGAACCAGGCACTTGCCAACGGTGACATCACCCAAGACCAGTACGATGCACTTCAGCGTGAGATTGTGGAAACAGAACAGGCTCTGGAACGTTTGGAGTCCCAGGCAAACGAATCCGCTACGGCTGTCCAGAAGATTGCCGCCGTGGGCGAAAAACTGCAAGGTGTGGGTGATAAAATCTCCTCCGCCGGTACTGCACTTTTGCCTGCAACCGCTGCTGTAACTGCACTCGGCACTGCCGCCGTGAAAACCGCGTCCGACTTCGACTCGGCTATGAGCCAGGTTGCCGCCGTTTCCGGTGCAACGGGTGATGACTTGGAGACTCTCCGTGACAAGGCCCGTGAGATGGGTGCCAAGACCAAGTTCTCCGCATCCGAAGCCGCCGAGGCCATGAACTATATGGCTATGGCAGGTTGGAAAACCGGGGATATGCTTGGCGGTATCGAGGGTATTATGAACCTTGCCGCTGCATCCGGTGAAAGTCTTGCCACTACATCAGATATCGTAACGGACGCACTGACCGCTTTCGGTCTGACTGCTGCCGACTCCGGGCATTTCGCCGACGTGCTGGCGGCAGCTTCTTCCAATGCAAATACCAACGTTGCCATGATGGGTGAAACCTTCAAGTACGCAGCACCTATCGCAGGTGCGCTCGGTTTCTCCGTGGAGGACACTGCCGAGGCAATCGGTCTGATGGCAAACGCGGGTATTAAGTCTACCCAGGCAGGTACTTCGCTCCGTACCATTATGACCAACCTCTCCGGCGAGGTGAAAATCTGCGGTGAGTCCATTGGTGAGGTTACCATTGCCACCACCAATGCGGACGGCTCTATGAGAGAACTCTCTGACATTCTTGCCGACTGCCGTGTGGCATTCAACGGTCTGTCCGAATCCGAACAGGCTGCCGCCGCTGAGACCCTTGTGGGCAAAAATGCCATGTCAGGCTTTCTTGCTCTTATGAACGCGGCACCGGCAGACATCGACAAGCTGAGTTCCGCCATCGATACCTGCAGTGGCAAGTCGGAAGAAATGGCAACCATTATGCAGGACAACCTGGAGGGGCAACTTACCATTCTGAAATCCCAGCTTGAAGAGTTGGCGATTTCCTTCGGTGAGATGCTGATGCCGGTTATCCGCAGTGTGGTTTCCGCCATTCAGACTTTCGTGGACTGGCTCAACGGTATGGACGAAGGCACGAGAAAAGTGGTTCTCGGCATCGGCTTATTCGTTGCCGCCCTCGGTCCCGTGCTTATTATTGTAGGTAAAGTCATATCCGCCGTAGGTACGATTATGACCATCGTGCCGAAACTGGCAGGTGTCATCAATGTGGTCAAGGGCGCATTTGCCGGATTGAACGCCGTGATGGCAGCTAACCCTATTTTGCTAATTATTATGGCAATCGCAGCTTTGGTGGCTGCGTTTATTTATTTGTGGAACAACTGCGAGGGTTTCCGACAGTTCTGGATCGACCTGTGGGAGAACATTAAGCAGGTGGCCATTGTGGTCTGGGAGGCAATTAAGAACTTCTTTGTTGCCGTTTGGGAGGCCATCAAATCCGTATTCCAGACGGTGTTTGAGGTCATCAAAACCCTGGTAACCACTTACTTTAATCTGTATAAGACCGTCATCGAAACGGTCATCAATGTAATAAAAACGGTAATCCAGACAGCCTGGAACTTCATCAAGGGCATTTTTGAAACGGTGTTCAATGTCATAAAAACCATTGTAACGACCTACTTTAATGTCTACAAAACCATCATCCAGACGGTCATGACGGTAATTCAGACGGTCATCTCCACGGTATGGAATACCATCAAAACGGTCATTACTACGGTGCTGAATGCGATAAAGACCGTATTCACTACCATCTGGAATGCCATCAAGACCATCGTGCAGGCCGTGGTCAGCGGTATCAAGGCGCTCATCACAGGTGACTTTGAGGGTGTGAAAAACGCCATCACAACCATCATGAACACCATAAAAAATACCATCAGCACGGTCTGGAACACCATCAGCGGTGCTGTTTCCACGGTTCTGAATACGATAAAAAATGCCGTATCCAGTGTATTCACCAATATCAAAACCGCAATCTCCGGTGCCATGAGCAGTATCTTCGATACCATCAAAGGAGGCTTCGAGAAGGCGGTCGGGTATATCACGGGTCTGGCATCCAAGGCATTCACCTGGGGCAAAGACCTGGTTATGGGTATTGTCAACGGCATCAAAAGCTGTATCAGCGCCGTGGGTGATGCGGTCAAGAGCGTGGCAGACAAGATTACATCCTTCCTGCATTTCTCCGTTCCCGATGAAGGCCCGCTGACTGAATATGAAAGTTGGATGCCGGACTTCATGCAAGGCTTGGCAAAAGGCATCGAAGGCAGCCGCGGCTTGATTGAAAAGGCTGTATCCGGTGTGGCATCGGATATGATCATCAATCCGAAACTCGGCACGATGGATGCAAGCGGTCTTTCTTACAGCGGTCATGCCGTTTCCGGGGAAAGCACCGGAACAAGCATTGCTTCTTCCATTACCGATGCCCTCAAGGGTATCTCCGGCAATACAGGCGATATTGTTATCCCCGTGTACCTCGGCGGCAATCTCCTGGATGAGGTTATCGTCAATGCCCAACAGAGGGCAAATCTGAGAAGTGGAGGTCGATAATATGGCATTTGTACAGTATTTGAAATTTGACTATGAGAACCTGCCTTTGCCCGACTCCTACGACTTGGATCTGAGCGATGTGGAGGCAGACAGCGGCGGTGAGACCGAGGCAGGCACTACGCAGAGAGATGTGATAAGGGCGGGAGTGGTTACCATTTCCGTCTCTTTCTCTGTAACACCTACCTGGCTTGCCAAGCTGTCTGCCTACGCAAAGAAAAGCAAAATTCTCGTAACCTACTTTGATACGGAAACCCTCGCAACCAAGGAAACGGAAATGTATATCACCGGCTTCAAATCCAAATTGGAGAAGGACACTTCCTACAAGGGTCTGTGGACGGTTTCCTTTACGCTCAAAGAATTCTGATGGGAGGTGAACCATGTATCCGGTATCAAATGCCTTTCTTGAGGCAATCGAAAGCAACACACGAAAATACTACTGGACGGGTACGATCACCACGGTGAACGGTGTCCGCTACCCGTTTGAAAATAAGGACATCGTCAAAGGCTCCGGGTACATCACCCGTCAGTGCTGCGGCTCCACGGAAATCGAACTCGGCACGGTCTATGCTGCTGAACTTGGCATCAGCCTGTTTTCGGACATAGACCGTTACACCCTTGAGGGTGCGGAGGTCAAGCTATACTTCCACCTTTACCTTGCTGACGGAACCGTGGAGTCCATTCCGATGGGTGTGTTTGAGGTGTCGGAGGCAAACCGAAATATCAAGACCCTGGAACTGAAAGCCTATGACTATATGCTCCGCTTTGACAAGGCACTAAGCCTCAATGCCACAAGCGGCACGGCATTCAATTATCTGGCGGCGGCTTGCTCCGCCTGCAAGGTGGAACTTGCCCAGACCCAGGCCCAAATCGAGGCTCTGCCCAACGGCAAGGAAACCCTCGGTGTATATGCCGAAAACGATATGGAAACCTATCGTGACCTTTTATTCTATGTGGGGCAGGTGCTTGGCTGCGTCTGCCTCATCAATCGTGAGGGCAAGTTACAGCTTGTGCCGTATTCGGATACTGCGGTGATGACCATTCCGCAGAAAGGACGCTACACCAGTTCCTACTCGGATTTCGTGACCCGCTACACAGCGGTATCCTCCACCAATCAGCTGCGAGAGGTGGCTGAGTATTATGCTCTGGAAACTGACGATGCCCTTACTATGAACCTGGGTGTCAACCCACTGTTGCAGTTCGGCTTGGCGGCAACCCGTGAGCGTATCCTTACAGCCATCCTCAATGCCATCGCAAAGGTAGAATATGTCCCGTTTGACAGCAGCACCATTGGCAATCCGGCTCTGGATCCGATGGATGTGTTGCAGTTTACGGGCGGCCACGCAGATAACACTAAGGTCTCCTGTATCACAAGCATTACCTACAACATAAACGGCAAGCACAACCTCAAGTGTGTGGGAAAGAATCCCAAACTGTCCTCTGCAAAAAGTAAAAACGAAAAGAACATCGTGGGACTGCTGAACCAGGTGGAAAATAACAAGACGGTCGTTTACAGTTTTATGAACGTATCACCGTTCTCCATCGGTTCGT